CCTATCCGTTTAATGTGAAACTGGATCCTGATTAATGGTAATGATCCTTTATAATAATCCATTCAAAAACGCATGATGAAAAATCGAGGACGTAAGATTTCAAAACGTCAAACCCGCAGACCTGCGGTCAGAGGTAGATTTGCTAGATTACAAAATTCTAGCGCCCCTGTAGCTAAATCCAGTCAAGTGAGATATATGGATCCCTATATATCAGAAACGAGACGTTCCAGAACTAATGGACTTGTTCAATGTCGAGTACGACACCGAGAACTGGTCAGAGTCATAGATGGCTCTGTTGCTTTTTCAAATATTGTCATTCCTGTACAGCCTGGAATTTCGACAACATTCCCGTGGCTTTCGAATATGGCCGGAAATTGGGAAAATTATAAATTTAATAAGATCGCTTTTAGATTTGTCTCTAGATCTTCTACATCATTTACTGGTTCAGTCGTTATGGCTCCAGATTATGATGCTTCTGACTCTCCTCCATCTAGTTATCAGGAGATGTCTTCTTTTCAAAACGCTATATCCGATGCACCATGGAAGGATATATTGTGTATTTTAAATCCACGTAGCACTACTCTTGTCGGAAATTCGAGGTATATCAGACTCGGCCCGTTGGGCGACAATGAGGACATCAAATTGTATGATGTTGCAAATTTGAATATAGCTGTCGTTGGACAGGCTAGTGCAGCTGTGGTCGGTGAATTATGGGTAGAATATGATATTATGTTACAAATTCCCCAATTGCAAAGTCAATCACTTGTCACCGACGTTTCCGCTGGACAATATTTTACCAGCGACGGAATTGACGTCACCCATTTGTTGGGGACGGATGTTGTTGCTGAAGACGGAAACGTGATTATAAGTCCTGCTTTGAATGTAGTGACTTTAACGAATTTACAACCTGGACAGTGGTATTTTGTCAATTATATAATAAATGCTACTACAACATTAACCACAATCCCAACTATAACTATAGGTTCGGGATTTGATGTATCTAGTGAGGTTATCCAATCGGTTACAAATGGGACGACTAAAGCCCAAATGTCTTACTGGATGTTAGCGACTTCTAATGTTGCTGTAATTACGCTGGGAGGATTGACAGTAGTAGTTGGTGGTACTGGAGCTTATTTCAGTATTGCACCGTTCCTCCCTATAATTCCTGCTTAGGAATTGAAATTGCGCTATCCTAGGGCGCTTGACAAGATAACTAGGATTTTAGACTTTATCAAAAGTTGCGAAAACACGCATGTATGTGCTGACTATAAAATAGCATTGTTTCTTGTGTAGGAAGCAGTTCTGGTTTGAATGAATTGCAATTCTTCTGGGCCCAAATTCTAAAAATGGCTGTGGGTAGGATGAAAGGTATGTGTTGGGTATAGCCGCCTCACAACTTTCCCTTAACGACGCGAACAGACGCGCCCCCCATTTTCAAATGATTTGGAACTGAATTGTTGAAGGAATTAAACTGTGGACTGTCCTGAAATGGCAGTGCAATGGGAATCGAACCTGTGGGTCCCATATTATGCGAGAAAAAGCTGTCAACTGGCAACTCGCATTTTGGACAGAGGGTCCTTAAACCTCGGGAATGTATTATCTCCGTATGCCAACACCACTCCGAAGGTGGTGTCATTGCAATGCGATTAACAGATACTCCTGGCGGTGAAGTCTTTATGACTTTCTACCTTGAAGTTTCCAGAAGCATACTTTAAAGGCAGTATGTTATGGAAATTAGAGGCGATATAATTCACCTTGCTTGAGACGGACAGGGTTTCAATCGACGAATCAAATGCAATGCCTCGATAGAGCTTACATTTTAACGACCTTGTAGTAGTGTCTTTAAACCTACATCCCAATTATGGGGCCACTTAGTGATGTTTGTGGATAATATTACGCATGGGATAGCGTTTCTTTTCTTGGCAGCGATCGGCCTACTGGTCCATACCCCCGAACCAGCTACATATAAGGAAAAATTTCATTTACAATAATCAAATTTTTCAATATGTCGCAAAATTCAAGTAATACGGATTATAATCCGATGATATGTTTGATTTGTAGTGGTGATGATTATACCAGTTGTGGGTGTATTGATGATGTTGATGGACATCCCGATTTTGATTCGCGGAGGCAGAACACGCCTTCACAAGAATATAGTGATAGTCAAGGGACTTCCGATTCTGAGAACAAATCTGAAGAAAATGTTCAGAGCGAAACTTCCGATTCGAAAAACCGTAAAAATACTCGATCGATGAAGCGTCGTTGTACTAACTGTAAGAAGTATGGACATGCTACCGAGAAATGTTGGAGTAAAGGTGGAGCAATGGCTCGGCCATGCAAGTATTGCGGTGGTTTTGGTCACAGTCCTGCTGTTTGTCGTTATAAGCCTAAAGCGAAAACTGGGAAACCTACTCGCGAAAAGAAAGGTAAGGATTTGGTTGATAAATCTAGGGTTGATGCTCAAACTCGTTCTGATGCTGAAATGGATGCTGTTCTTGAAGAGATTGAAAATTTGAAGGAACAGATCAATGATAAAAAGGATGTTGAGAAAGAGGCTGAGGAAGAAATGAAAGCTAAATACGCGCGAGAATCACGCTTTAAGAATTTTTCGAATGTTAAGTTTTTGCCTAAGAAAATTGGTGAATCACTACCTGATATACCTAGTTTTGAGAAAGTGAAGGATAAGTTTCTTTCCTTGTTTAAGAAGGCGTCGACAAAAGACACAACTGATGTTCATGTCGAGCAAGTCGATTCGAATGACGAGGAGCCTCAGGGTCTATTGGAATTTCTTGAATCTACAGGCGATGCGACTGATGAAAAAGATGAATCTTCGGATGTTGTGGATGGTGAGAGAGGCATATTTGGTGTCTCTGATGAAGAGTCTTATCATGATAATGGTTCAGGTATTGTGTCAGAAGACGAAGATGATGCTGGTGATGACATTGGGACCGGAAGTGAAAACAGCAGAAATGCTTTTGAAGATGAAGTTGAGTATGATTCCGCTAATTTCGACACCCCCAGTAATCCAATGTTTGGTGAATTTGATATGTTGCCACCTCCTTCTGAGGTAGTCGATGAATATGATGAAAACGAATTTGCACTAACATTCACATCCCCAATAACTTTTCCTGAATTTTATGGTTCAATTTGGGCTTTCATTTGTGCCATCCCCTTTCGTGTCCTTTTCCTTATATTGGGATGGATGGTGTGGAGTGTTGGAATGGTGTTTGTTTTTGCTCCATTCTTTATTATGGGAATATTGTCTGCAATCAATCCCTTATTTTTGGGTTCCAGCATGCTTTATGCTAATGCTTGTTTCCTTATTGCGCTTACCATTTTTCTAGCTATAGGATTGTTCTATAACACTATAATAATGCTTTTGATTGTATTTCGTTTCATTAAAGATATGGTGCGCTGGAAGAATACATATACATTTGTTCGATTTTTAGCTGCCGATTTGAGTGATTTGCGTACTGATAATCAGCTCAGATCTGAATTTAGGCATAAGGATGCTATTTATGCTGAATTCACTTTCAGCAGACGTTTGCATGTATCTTACACTGCCAATTATAAAAACAGTGGATTTGTGACTATGTTCATGACTAAATTTATAATATGGTTGATGTTTTGTTTGGGAGATTTCATTCCGGGCTGGCTTCAGGAATTCGATCGGAAAGGTATTGTTGTTTCTTTGGAGGCTTTTGATCAAGCTAAGGAATTATTGAACACTGACCCTACTTCCTCCGACATTATAGCTGGAGATAAAATTAAGACGTCATTGAAGAAAATGGGAACTATTTGGATAAATCGTCATTTGAAGCATGATCCCATCTATATGACAATGTTTTTGGTCTGGGCATATTTTAAAGCAAATCAACAAAAGGTAGAAGATCTACCTTTTCCCAGACCCCCCTAAAGACATTAAGGCGTTTCGCCTTTGGTTATCGTGTGAGAGAAGTTAAATTGCCAGACTTGAGTGAAATTAGAGACGATGTGGAATTTAAACCATCTCATATGGATAATGAGCCCACTTATAGACCTGTGGTGGGGGTATCATTGGGTTGTGAACTTGGTGGATTAGCGTCTCCACATGTTGACACGACTGACCCTTTGACATCTTTAGGGGGAATGGGCAAGAGGTTGGCGTTTCGCCCCCCTTGGCCAGTTAAAGTCAAATTGCGGAAAATTCGGAGATTTACTCTTAGGTGGTGTCGCCGCAACCTGACACCGCTTTCTCCAGACTCAGATGTGAGTTTCGAAACTTGGATAGCGAATGCACCGTATACTCAAGTTAGAAAGGATCAACTGACGAAAATATATGAAGAGAAATGTTCTAAGGACCCGTATTATAATGTTTACTTTGCCAAAAGAAAAGGTAAAATTACAGATACAGAGGTTATGAGCTTTATAAAAGATGAAACCTATGATGAATATAAATATTCTAGAGGAATATATTCTCGCACTGACGTATTTAAAGTCATCGTTGCGCCTGTTATAAAATTAATAGAAAATGAAATTTATAAGACTGAATATGCTGACAATGATTACAGAAGTTACTTCATAAAGAAAGTACCTGTAAGTCAACGTCCCCAAGAAATAATGGAAATGTATAGTGCTGATGCTATTTATGCTGCTACTGACTATACTTCTTTTGAAGGACACTTTAAATCCTGCATTATGAAATGCATTGAAGGCACCGTTTATGAATATATGCATCAATTGTTACCGTGTGCTGCTTTCTTTCGAGAAACGTTCCTAAGAACGATATATGGACTCAATGCCTGCAATTTTTATTATTTTGTTATTCTGATTGAAGCTACTAGAATGTCCGGGGAGATGAATACGTCTCTTGGGAATGGGATATCGAATTTGTTAATCATGTTGTTTATATGTGAACAACGTGGACTGCCACCGCCGCGTGGTTATGTTGAAGGAGACGACGGCATATTTAGATTTATGAATAAGCATAATGTTCCTACGATAGCAGATTATGCTGATCTAGGATTTACTATTAAGATAGAATGGCATAAAAGTTTGGCGACTGCAAGCTTTTGTGGGATAATATTCAGTGAGGAAGACTTGAATAATATCACTGATCCGATTAGTACTATGATTGGTTTTGGTTGGACGACTCGACGATATTGTCGAAGTAAGGATAAGAAACTGAAAGAATTGTTGAAAGCCAAGTCGTTTTCATTGCTTTATTCTTATCCTGGTTGTCCTATTCTGCGCAATTTGGCAGAATATGGGTTGAGAGTGACCCAGGATTCGAGATTTTTGTTCAATCCTGAAAATACTTATGAAAGAGAGAAGGTAATTTCAATGCTGGAATATGTGACCGGGAACCCAAAATTCTCAGAAATCACAATAGGCATGTCGACTAGAATATTAGTTTCTGAACGATATGGAATACCTGTTGAAACGCAGATATTGTTTGAAAAATATTTGGACTCTCTAAACACCATTCAAACTTTGAATGTGGACTTGCTCATGTCTTTTATCCACCCAGATGCGGCAGATTATTCTCTCCGTTATGTGTGCGATGTTGATTACAAAAGATCTGATCTTGATTACTTACCGTCTTATAATAGTTCAGCGATTCCTTTTACTAGGAGTTTGATTGACGAAATTAATGAGACGAGAAATTTCTCTCGGTTTATTCCGCTGAAGAGATGATGGACTCTGTCCAAGCCGCTTGAATAAAGCGATGAAAAGACCTTTGATGTGCATTATCGAAAGTTTTCTCATACCCGCCCATGTGTTTGGTTGCGAG